ACTGTAGATTGCTTTTCATCTTGTTCAAAAAATAAATCTAAATTAGAATATTTTGAATTTAATTCATCTCTTGGTATTAGTGGCTCAAGAGTATCTTCATTTCTATTAGCTTCTAATTCAAAGAAACGAATAGCGGCAGGCAATGGATTAAAGTTCCAAGCATCTTCTGCTGTAGCACCTAATGTTTCTCCTAATGTTGATTTATATAAATCATATCCATTAGTTTTGGCATTTTCGTTAGTATCTAAACCAAAGCCTATATTAGCCATATATTTTATAATCCGCCAAAATATTTTAAATTAATCTGTGTTTTCTTTTCTTTTCTTTCTTTGGCAAGATCTATATTTAAATTAGTAGTAGGAACTTTAAATGAAGAATCATCAAAGTTCATTTTAATTAGTTCACCTTTTTTATTTTCAATTAAAGCAACAGATCCATCAGATAAAGTTACAGCTAATACAATTCCATTTCCATCTGCTGTATTTACCCACATACCATTTTTTTGTATTTGCACTTTAATTGCTTTATCTAATTCATCGCTAGTAACTTTAGGATCACTAGATCCAAATGGTGCAATATCTAATTGATCAATAAATTTTTCTTTTATTATGTTTGCTTTAGTTTCAATGTGCTGTCTTTGTGAATCTGAAAGACGTTGGTTGTTATAAATTTTAGGAATAAAATAAGTATCTTTTAGATCAAAGTTTTCAGTAATATATCCTGTTGCTTCTTTAACAGCTTTTGAAGGATCTTTACCTGCAAATATTTTGTTAGCAGCAATATAAGTTACAACATCTTGTATATCTGATATTTCTTTTAATGCTTTTTCAGTATTGAATGGATTTGATTTTACTATAATTTGTTGAAATTCAGAAAGTTGAGTTGCAACATCTTTTCTTAATTGATCTTTAGTTATCTTATCACTGTCTTTTAAAAATTGATCTAATCTTTTTCTTTCTTCTTTATTATCAACACTTGTTGCTTGAATTGCAAAGTTTTCATCATTTAAATAAGAAACAAGTTTAGCAGTAACAGGTAGTTCATTTTCACTTAATTGAGTTAATACTCTTCCATAATTATCACCATACTGATTTTCTAAAGATTGAAGATAAGCAATTTTTTCTTGTGGTTTTCTATTATTATAATCCTGTACAATTGCAACTGCAGTTCCTTTTGGAAGTACTTTTATATTCTCTGAAAAAACTCCCATAGATTCTTGAGCATCAACAACACTTGATACATACTTTTTAAATTTTCTATCTTTAATTGTTGGATCTGTTTCTTGTTGGTAATCTTGATAATTATTTTTAACAACTGGATTATAACCAATGACTAAACTTGCAGGATCTTCTTTTAATAATTTTGCTTTTTGACTTGCGGTGTTAATTAAATCTTGTTTTAATTTTAAATCAAAAGCAGCAGATTCTGGTCTAATTTCAAAAGAGTCAATAATGTTTTGTTCTTCACCTGATTTAGAGTTATAAATCTTTGTACGAAAATCTTTTGTTCTTATTATTCCAGTTTCTTTTTCAATAAAGTCTGTATAGTATTGATTACCCATAATATCTTTAACAGCCTTTTTATCAATTGATATTGGTTTATCTGTTTCAAGAGCTGCTAAATAATTTAAAACATCATCTTTAATAACTGGTTTAGCATCAGAGATAGCTTCTGCTTCTAATCTTAATCTATCTTCTCCTAAAATATCTGGATAGTTATTAATATCTTTAATTCTTTGTGTAGCTTCTACTGGATTAGCAGTTAGATCTCTTTTAAATTCTAATTTTTGAACTGTACTTGGTATATTTCTAACTTTTTTTAAATAAGTATCTTGATCAATAATTAAATCATTTCTTTGTGATTGATATAATACACCAAGATCCGTGTATAATGTTTCTTTTTGCAATTCATTATCAGAATATAATCCATTAGTAAGAATTCTTTTTTCTTTTAATTCATCTTGATTTACTCTTTCTTGAATTAAATTTTCTCTATTTTTAGTAACAACAGTAGATAAATATTTTCTTTCTTCTGTTAAGTAGTTATTAACAAATAGATTTTTTACAGAACTACTTGGAGCTTCGTCAGAATATTTATCTCTAATAATTTTACTTTGTTGTAAAAATATATCTGATGATGTAATTGGATCACTATATTTTTCCATTCTTGATTTTAATTCTTCAACTTCAATTGCAGCTTTATTTTCTAATTCAAGTGCTTTAGTTTTATCAACAACAGCTTGTTCTTTTACATAATAATCATTTAATGATTTAATAACTGGTTCTAATGCTGATGCTGGTGATCCAACTCCAGATAAAGGAACTTGAAAAGAAGTTTTAATGCTAGCAGCTTCGGCAGTGGGAGCTCCTTGAACTGTAAATGTAGGAATCTTTGGCATTAAAATGATCCTTCTGATCCAGTTAATCTTGTATTAATTGGTGAGTATGTTGGTGAAGATGAAAATATATTACCAGCACTTGTTAATAAACTTGATCCAGCACTTGTTCCTAAAAATGTACTTGCACCTTTAAACAAAGTTCCCATGGCTGTCATTCTTCCAGTTTGTCTAGCCATATCACCTTGTATTCTATAAAAGTTTCCTTCTTCAAATTTTCTAGCTTTTGCTACACTACCATCATATTCAATAAGATTTCTTTGCAATTCTGCTTCAGTAGCATTAGCCATTTGTATTCTTAATGATGTTCCAGATCCTTGTTCAACTCCAGCTTTTGCAGTTGATACTGTAGTTTTTCCAACGATTCTTGCGTAGTCTTTATTAAACTGACCAAGTTTGTATTCTGTTTGTTTATCTATTGCACCAGCTTCTTGATCTGCAATTTCTGCATTACGATTTTGAACTGATTGATTAAATTTACCAATAGCACTTTGTTGTTTTGCCTGAACAACAGTCATTGCTGCTGATACGTATGGTATAAAAGGTAAAGCAACTGCCATTAGTAAATCCTCGCAAATCTATAATGATCAGTACCATCAAATCCGTAGCTTTTCATTAATCCTTCATTAGTAAATCCTAACCACTTAGCAAATCTTATACCAATGCCAAAGTCAGTTCGTACTGCAGTTTGTAATCTTTTAATATTATTAGATGTTGCAAGATAATCTATATTTTGCTTTACAGCTTTTGCAATCGTTATTGGATAGTTCCAAACTTCTTGTTTACCAATAAACCAACCTTCTGCTACATTTCCCCATATTCTTTTCATACCAGCTGCTGCAATAACCTTATCATTAATTAATCCTGTAAATGCTAGATGCTCCTGTTCTAAATCCATACATTCTTTGTTATTATCTTTAATAATAAATGATGCGTCTTTCTGTGTAAGCATATGATTCATTTGTGATTGCATTATCAGTTTGCCATGATCTTGTTTATAAGGAATTATAATTAATTTATTAACCATCATTTGTAATCAATTCTGGGTATAACGATAAAACTGTTAAAGGTAAAGGTTGAGTTTGACGTACAAATATAAAACCATCAGTTTCATAGTTGCCTCTAAACTCTACTTCCTTATCACCTGTAAATACTGGGATAGCTTGATCCATAGGATTAGCAGAAGATCTAAATGGTATTTCTTCCATATTAGATAAGTTTGGACCAACCTCTACACCAATAGATTCATATAATCTAATAGAAACATTAAATATTCTTTTTGTCTTAGCTTGAGATGTACCATTCTGTGAACCAGCATCTAATCTCATAGTTTGTAATAATGATGTGTAAGGTAAACCTACTTTAACTTTAGTTGATGATCTTGCTAAAGTAATAGATCCACCAGATACAGTTCTATTTGGATGTGTTGAACCATTTGCAAGAACAGATACAACTTGTCCCTCAAGATGATCTAAACCAGAAATTGTAGTCGTTGCAGATCCAGAGTAAGCAAGTTGTGAATCTAAGAAATTAAATTCTGTATTATCTGTTTGATCAAAATCAAATTCATTTAAGTATTCTACATAACGTCTTGTAACACCATTAATGGTACGTTTAACAATAACCCAAGATTGATATTCTTTATCATCTGTAGGAATGGTTGCTATAGATTCACATACTGCAATACCTGTACTAAATGCACCACCAAATATATGTTGATGCCAAGCAACAACTTGTTGTTCTCTTTGGTAAGTTAAACAAACTAATCTACCATCTTCTCTTACACACCAAATAAGTTGATTAGGTTCTTGTTGGTAAGACATAGATTTAATTCCAGATTCTGAGATATGCTCAGCAAGAATAGTCATGTCAGGTGCAACATAACCATCAACATCAAAGTTATAAGCTAGTTCTCTAATCTTTCTTTTAGCACGTTGTAAAAATAAAGTTACGTTACCTACAGGAATAGCATCTATATTTGCACAGCCATGGTTAGATTGTTTTTTAATAAGAATGTTTGTTGGAGTTACAGGATCATCTGTACCACCACCTGATACTGAAAATTCACCACCTACTGTACCAACGATTAATGTTCGTGTTGATGATAAGAAACGAATAGCATTAACTTGGTTAGATGCGATTGTATAAATGATTGCATCATCATCAGCTATAGTACCACCTCTATTCTCATCCATATTTTCATAATCACCTGATTTAGAAAAGAATAATGTTTGTGGTTGATCTGTTGTACCAGCAAATACTAATCTTTGTTCAAAGAAAGATACGCAAGAAGGATAACCTGTAGTATCTGACCAAGCTCCTAATGCCCAGTCAGTAGAACTAGAACCAGAATTAGTATCTTTAATAATAGTCCAAGTAACAGCAGTAGTGCTAGTGAATGCAGTAATCTTTCCATAGCCTTCTCTAAATCGTACTAATCTTCCTACATCCGTTGAAACAAAGGTAGCAGCAGAAGCTGTTAAATCTCTAGCTGTTCCTACAGTATGTGTAGATGAATTTAAAGTTACTGCTGTAATATTATCATCTAAGTATGGTCCATTAGTAAATTCAACATCTGTAATAGTCCAAGAGGTATGACCAGTTCTTGATAATTTCTTTGGTACATAATCAGGATGACAAATGTACATAACGTCAGCTGATTGTGCAAATTTTAATTCTGCTAAATCTGCAGTTTCATAAGTTGTTGCTAATGTATAAACTCTATTTGCAACGCCACCTGATACATAAGTTGTGTAAGAAGTTGTATTAACATTGTTGCCATCTATATCTTGTAAAGCAAATGTATCAGTTGCAACACTTGCTACCTTAAATCTTTTACCATTTACTTGTGTCATTCCTACAACACCAGATATAACAACAGTATCACCATTAGAGAAACCATGAGCTGTTGCTGTAACAACACCTGGGTTTGCTTTTGTAATTGCTGTGATTGTTTTATTAGTTTCTAATATTGCACCACTATCTTTATAGAAACGAATGTAATCATCTCCAAATTCTAAAATGTAAGTTTGTGTTGTTGAAAATTCAAAAGGTATTAATCTTGTAAATGCAGATGATGTTTTAACTTCAGCTACAAATGTTGTACCTGGTCTTCTTGCTGCAGAACCATGAGGGTAAACAATCATGTTCTGTAAAGTCTTACAACCAGATGCGTATTTGGCTAGATCATTTCTACCATCTAAACGTGGTGATAATTCTCCACCTGTAAAGTTTGTTAATTGAACAGCAACTCTAGCCATGGTTTTTAAAACCTAGAGTTGATAAACGTATTTGAATCTACTACAGATGCCATACCCATTTCTTGATCTGTATTATATCCTTCTGTTGAATCTACGAATCTAGCATCTTTTAATTTCTCTTGATATAAAGCATACATATTTTGTGCTACTGGATTAGATGATGTTACTGCATAAGCAATATCAGCAGCTAGTGCAGAACTTAATACTTCTCTAAGTAATTCATCGTATTCATTAGGATCTTCAACTCTTGATATATATAATATTTTCATAGAAGTAGAATGAGATAAAATCTTTCTACCTTCTACAACGTGATCAGATTCGTAATCTAAAATTTTAATTAATCTTAAGCAATCTGATGGTAGTGTAAATTGTTTGGTAAATCCCCAAGCTGGTGCTTCTGTATCAGCTGGTAGTTGAGCTCGTTTTAATAAACAGTTCCAAGGATGATGTCTAAATACTGCATCTCTTACATTCAAATATCTAGCATTGCAAAGTCTTGCATTTTTAGAATCTTCTGTAAGTGTTAAGATTGTAGATGCACCTAATTGATTTAACGCACCATTACATATTTGAACAACTGAAGCCATATTAATCTTTCTTTACTACAATATTGTATTTTTGCCAAATCTCTTCTTGAGATAATTGAATTTCGTCTAATTTCTGTTTAGTTCTTGAACTAAGGTTATTTTGTTTAATAATCTCAACTAATGCGTATCTATAGACATCGCTAGATCCATTCCATTCAAAGTGCAATAGATGTTTAGGTTTTGCATAGATATCTAATAATCTTGGATCAAAATCACTTAGTGTCATTTTTAATAATGTACTTTCTTCTTAATTGTCTTGGTTTAACTTTAGCAAATATCTCTGCTTCTGTAAGTTCTAAATCTTTATCAAAACCATGATGTGCAGTTGATGTATGTTTAAATCTATCAACTAGAACATAGCGATAGATATAATCTTTATTTTGTAAATGTAAAATGGTTTTTATTTCGTTGGTTTTTTTCATTGATGAATAGTGGGGATTTTACTCCCCACTATTTTAAGTTAGTTATTAGCTAACTGTGTATTCAATAATGAAACTTAAATCACCAGCTTGATCTCCAGCCGCAGGAAAACCAATTCCTACGAAGTAAGTCAAAGCAGGATCAGAAGAAAGTCCAGCATCTTGCCAAACTTTTTGTCCCATTTTGTTTATATCTCTAGCTTCAAAAGCAACTTCAGTTCCTGTTTTTACAGCAGCTCTTAAGTCTGTAATCGCAGAAGCGTAAGCGTCAGCATCTACAACAGATAAATCCTGTTTGTATAAGCCAACATCAGCAGTGATAACAGTACTAGAATCTAAATCATCGTTAAATAATTTGATTGAAGTAATGCTCGCATTGCTTGGTATAGGAGCTAGCATAACTGTGTCTGAAGCACTTAAATCGCCAGCAGCCAAAGCTATCGTTCCTTGAGCAACTCTTTTCACACCATGTAATTGTTGTGCAGAGTTTAATACTTGAGGAACAGTAACAAAATTAGTTACTATGTCTGTATTTACGTTTGCCATATTTTTATTCTCCTATTGTTAATTATTCGTCGCAAGCTATTTCTACAACTTTTTCTTCTTCCATTCTAGTTGCACCAATGCTCATAGCGTAATAAACTTGAGTGCTGTACGATTTGTCAGCTCTCTCATCAATTCTAGCTAGAACATCTTGACCAACCGCTAATTTAATAGCGTCTTGAGTGAAGGCGTAACATAGTCTGTCGTCAGTGTAAGTTGCATCAAATTTTAATCTATTGCTAACAATAAATTTAAAACCTAGGAAAGAGTCTAATTGTCCCTGTGCTAGAGCTTTAACTGTATTGAAATCACTAGATGTAATTTGCGTTGTTCCTAATAAATTAGCAATTTGTCTTGGTCCACATACAAGGTATCTTTGTATAGATGGATCAACATCTGCTAAGTCTAGGATTTTTTTTGCATCTAAAAGTTTTGCAATAGTTAAACCATCAGATTGCTCCGAATTAAACGGCTTTTGACTAGATGGAAGCGATACAGAAGTAGATCCAGTTTCACCTGAAAATGCTGTTCCGCCTAAAGCAGCGATTACTACATCATCCATCGCTCTTCCCATAGCAGCAGCCGCAGCTTTTGCATAAGAAGATGTTGGATCAATTAATAATCTAACTTTGTCTGCATTGTCTATTAGATCTGCCCACTCGTAGTCTGCAAGACTTACTCTTCTTCTTGAGTGTGGTGTATCTAATTGTGGAGTGTCAGCATGACGAGATGTTCTCAACTGAGCAGTTGTTTTACCAACTTGATCAAAGAAAGCATTCTTTCCTACTACTGACTCAACATCCACAGCTCCTCTTAAATACGATCCCATTTGTTGAGATAGCATTTGTACGTTTGAACTGTACTGCTGTACAAAAGCAGTTGTTATTTGATTTGACATATTGTCATTTCCTTTTGTTAAGTTAAGTTTAAGTTTAGTTTCAGAAAGTTCCCCACCTTATAGATAGGCAATCTTGCATTTAACGACTGTTAGTCGGTTGTCTTTCCAACAGGCATGTAAGGTTCTAATAGAATTGTCTTACAATTTCTAAGAAGATTTAATTAAAAATCTCCCTAGAAATCGCAATACATTAATTTTGAATTGATTGCAATAAGATTATTGAGATAACATTTCTCTTAATGCTAGCACCTGATTAACCACTTTATTGTGATTAGGGTGCATTTTATTCCAATAAGCACCTTGTCTATCAGATGTTAATTCTTCTATTTCTTTTTCAACTTCTCTACCTTGAAGTATATTATCAGATTCTGTACCGATAATTTTATCTTCAGATAATAGATTAGCAATGTTAGCAAATGCTTTAATGATCTTTGGATTATCACCTAATCTAGATCCATCTCTTAATTGAGTATCAAGAAGTTCTGGTTCTAAATAAGTTTGAGCAACATTTGCAGCTTTTCTCAAGTTGTCATCGTATGCTCTTCCCCATTCTGATCTTAAAGCATTAGTAGCTTCAGCTTGTGCAGTTTCCATATTCACTGACATTTCTTTTGCTGAGCCTTCTAATGTTGATTTATAAAACTCTAATATGCCTTGAGCTTGTTTATTATTTAAACCTAGCTTGTGAGCATTTTGTGCGAAGCCTTTGATTACTTTTTCATCAACAGGAGCAACATCAGTTTTAAATTCTAATTTATAATTATCAGCAGTTTCTGGTCTGCCTAATTTATTATAAACTTCATTCCACTGTTCATCTGTAGCAGACTTTCCTGGTAGAGGAATCTTATCTGTACCAATCATAGATACTGCATTGATGTAGCTTTTAGCTAACGCATCTAGTTCAGTAAATTTTTCTATGTTTGGATT